GATTTGGAATGGGAAGAATGTTTCGAACCGGGGCAGGGGCCAGGTGGAGTCACGATACGCCCACAAGATTACATTCCTCCTCCTCTCACAGGAGCGGAAGAATGTGAATGTCTCATAGGGTACAGAGGTATAGCTACAGGAAATATAGTATGTACAGATATTGGGGAGAACTGTTGTAAGTGTTATTGGGATATCCCCCAAGATTGTGGAAAAAAATTGCTAGCAGGAACAGAAGACCCAGGAATAGCTAAAGTAAAACAGGCAATAGCTGAATATACGAAGTATGAAGAGTGCAACGGCATCAAGGGTGAGGTGACGTTTACCAAGTCTAAAGATTGCACTCCAGGGAAGACCCCTAAGTACGCATGTAGTACTCGATCTTGTTCAAATGCTAGAGCTGAATGGACAATGTGTAAGACGAATCCTGCGGAGGAAATTAAAATAGAAATAAGAGAAGGGAAGCGAGTAGGACCTAAAACAGGAGAACCAAAAATTTGTGAATGTCTTTTAAAAGATCCTGGGTCATATCAGTTCCTCGTTTGTAATCCTATTCCCCCTACTCAAGAAGATCCTAGGGAGTGTTGTGAATGTTCTTGGAATATTCCTCAAGATTGTCAGGAGGTAAAGAAAGCGGGAGAAGTAGATCCTAACTTAAGTGAAGTATATCGTATTGTTAATCATAATCCATTATGTGGTGGTAATACCACTATAGAAGGGGGGATAAATACAATTAAACCTGTTAATTGTATTGGTACTACTACTGGGGCTGCTGCATGTTCTACTTTTGGTTGTGCTCCTGTGACGGTAAAGTGGAGACAATGTGAACCTCTGGCTCCAGGTGGGGATCCCGGAGGTAGCCCTGGAGATCCTCCCAAAATGCAGGCAGGGGGTGGAGGGTGTTGTGGAAATACACCTCAGGAGCCTGTTCAAAGTTCAATCCAGGATAGCTCACCTAGAACTTATTTTCCTCCTTCAAATATGCCTCAAATAGAGCAGCCTAATCAGGATGAGGTTCTTAAACCTACAGGTTTAGAATTTTTTGGAAGTAATCTTCCCCAAGAACTTCGACCCCCTCCTCCTCTAGCAACAGAGGATATTACTATTAATCCTGCCCTTCTTACAGAGACTCCAATTAATCCTAATAATGAATTTTATAAAAGAACTAAAGTTTTAGAGGTTCCTATTTCTAATGCTCTCTTAAAGTATGCACACAATACAACACCTACAAATAGAGGATCCGATCCTGGGAATATTTTAAATTCTACAATTCCTAAATGGTTAGAGGATGTTCTTGGTGCAAACGGAGGAGCAGTATTCAAAGCATACAATGGAACAACAATTGGTGCCAATCTTTTCCAACCTCAAGTATTTGAAAGTTCTTTAAGTAAGATAGTATCTGAATACTTAGAAAATATTAATAGTTTTAATAATACCTCTGTTGAACTTAAAACTCATCTAATTCAAGCATTAGAAAGGGCTGTTAATAATGGAGTGTTAAGCGGGTATAGTCCTAAATTATTCGAAAAAATAATAAACACATCTAAAAGTAAATTCCCCCAAGGTATTTCTCAAATAAATAATATGACCAATCAAGAACAAGCATATAGTTTACTCAGAAATAAGAAATCATCGTTGAATCCTCAATACTGGGCAGCACAAGGGGATGGGGATGAAGAGAGAGTTGTTCAAAGGTATAGGATTCTAGGAGGAGAGACTAAGCCAAAAATGGCTGTCATAACTAAGAGTGGAGTTAAAACTCATATAGGTGTTCATACAGAAGAATTAAAGATTATAACCAGAGATATTTCAAAGTCTCCTTTTGCTGGGACGGTAGTTACTCCTACTTTAACTAATGAATTTCTCCCAGTTACACTTAGAAAAAAACCAGATCAGTTCGTTCCTACAATCGAGAAGGTTGGAGCCGTATCGTTGAGAAATATTGCTTACATTTATAATAATGCTACTCTTAATAAAGTTTATGGGTTACTTAATACTGCGGAAGAAGGAGAACCCTCTTTAGTAGAAAATTCTCAAACACTTATTGTACAAAGTCCCTTTGTATCTGGAGTCGAAGAACAAGTAGTATCGGAACAACTCTTTCCTCAGTTTTCTTTGTGGGGCGTAGTTGTAAGTTCTATTACAGAGAAACCTTCTCCTGTAGATTACGCTAAGTCTTTTATGACGCGATATCAAAAGGTATGGGATTCTGAGAGTGGTACTAAAGAACAGTTTGATGCTCAAGTAAGTAATTTCTCTGGTCCCCGCACAGTATTCTATGTTCCATCAGGAGATCCTTGGGTAGGTCATGCAAAAGCTTATGAAACTGATGCTGATACTGAGTTATACATGTCGGCTACTTGTCTCGGTTTAAATATTCCTTTAGATGGGAAAGTATACCCTGCTCCAATTTTAACTGATTTTCTGGTGACCTTAGTAGATTCCCCTGAATACAATATCTTACAAGGTCAATCTTCTTTGAATACGTATGTTTCTGGGGAGCCAGTACAGAGGTCTCTACGAATGCTGTCCGATCCTATGCCCCCTAATCCTACAATAACCTCATATGCAGTCCCTACTAAGTCCTCTAGTGGAAAAGGTGTAGAGGGTACAGCGGATGAATTTGCTTTTACATATGAACAAAATCTCACTCCCTCTGCAATCTCCGCAGAGCTTACTAAGGGACCCTCAGGACCCGCTAAAGAAATAAACTCTATTTTAGGTACAGTATTAGCTCGTATTAAGAGAATAGATACTTATTATGATCTGGCTACTCCCTCTTTAGGGCTGACTAAAATGTTACCTCAACTAGATCTCTTTTCATTCCTTACAATTAATCAAGTAATTGATTTTATGAAATATGTTCCTGAGAAAACTAAGTTGGAAATATTTGATGGAACTCTTACAGGGGGTATAAAGATTTTTAATCCTACTATTAATCCTATATTTGGAGAAAATACTGAAGATACTTTTATTACTGCCTCTCGACAGAAAGGGGACACTAGTCTAAGTGAAGAGCAATTATATACTGAGATTCCCCTAAATTTGAATTACTATAATACAATTATAAGTAGGAAGCTAAATATACTTTAAGGAATTATTATGCCAGCAGTTGCTAGGAAGAATGGTGTGGATACGGTAATTGTTCCTATGCACGGAATTCCTACTACTTGTCCTCCTGCTATATGTTGTGGATTTCCTTCTGTAATTACAACGGCTGGAGGTTCTAATAATGTTTTTGTTAACTTGGGGTCGGGGGGAGATGGGGTTGTGCGAAGCGGAGATCGTCATCTTCTACACCCTAGTCTAGCGTGTGTTCCTCATGCAACTCCTTTAGAGACCTTTGCTCCTTTTGTATTTGCTAACGGTAAACATATAGGAAGACTAGGCGATATATATGGTTTAGCAGATCCCCATGTTATCACTACAGGATCTCCTAATGTTTTTGTAGGACAGGGAGGTGGCGTAGCTGGAGGGTTGCCACCTGGGATGGCAGGAGGAGCTACGGCTGTGGCAGAGGCAGAAGAGGCTGCTGCGGGAAATGTAGCAGAAATTACTATTCTGCCTCCAGAGATTAAGTATAACACCTCTCCTACATTAGCTGGCGTAAAGAATGCAATTACTGTAAAGGTTCCATGGCTTACCTATTACACCACCAAATATGGTTACCTGGATTGTATCTTATCTGAGTTCCCGAGTGAAGTATATACTCCTATAAAATTTTTCTATCGTCCTACAAATTATAAAACAATAATTAAGAATTACCCTGGTCAGAATTTGTCAAATAAATATGGTCAAACTGTAATTCCTGAACATCAACAACCTCTTCCCATAACCGATATTCAATTTGTTTATGGGGGTAGAATTCAAAATCCAAAAATACCATCGGGATGGCGTGCTAAGGGGTATACAGGGGAGTGGGGGAAAGGTGGATTTTGGAGCAACTTTATATTTGATTTTGATGGATTTGAACCTTCTACAGGGGAGATGAAGGGAATGGGAACAGTAACGTATCAAAGAAACGTTAACGGCTTCTGGCCTAATCCTGGGCCTATTATAGCTACGGGGAAGCTTTTTATAACTAATAGTGCAGGTACAACAACGAAAGATGTTTACTTTGAAGTAGAGTATGTTGCTACGTGTCAGCGAGGACCTTAATTTTAAATAGAATTACCAACACAACAAAACAAAATAAAATAAAAAATAATATACCATGAGAATCATATATAAATATACAGTAGGGACATTATACCTCTTGTCCTGATTACCAAATTAAGGAAAAATATTATGACAGAGCATATTGTAGTAGAAGATAGTTTTGTACAGTCCCTAGTTGAGCAGGCTGCTTGGGATACAGCTAAGGTTCCTCTGGCTGAGAAGAAAGACTCAGGTCAGAAGAAGGGTGATAAGGGTAAGGATAAGGATGACCCTAAAGCCAAGGATTTCGAGGACGGTGGAGATCGTAAGGGTGATAAGGGAGCCAAGGGTAAGAAGGATGACAAGCCTGATTTTACCACAGGTGCCCGCAAGGGCGACAAGTCCAAGACTCACAAGGGTAAAGACTTTGAAGACGATGATGAAGATCGTGCAGACGAGTACAAGGCTGGTGGATCACCTTATGATACAAAGGGCAATACGCAAAAACCAGTACCAGATTCTAAGCTTGGTCCTACAAGGATGAAGAACAAAAAGACTGGAGCTTGGGAAGTCGTAACTGGCGATGAGAAGAAGAAACGAACTGGGCGTGATGACAGTGGCGATAAGAACGAAGCCGTAGAAGTTCATATGTGTCCTCTATGTGAATCTGTTTTAGAGGAAGAGCTTACAGATGAGCAAATTCAAGAGCACGTTGCTCAAATTCAAGAACATCTTTTTTTAACCGAGCAAGATGACGACGATACGGAACCTACAGATGCTGATTTAGATGCGATTGAGCGTGAACGTGAAATTGCAAAGAAGCGAAACAACGAACAAAGCAATGACCCCGACGATCCCGCTAACAAGGAAAAGGTTGCGCGAGTAGCGGCTGGTGAATCTGATTTTGATAAAGAAGGTCTTGATTCTAAGAAGCGTACTGGTCCAGTTTCGCCTGGGGCAGCAAAAGCCCATCAATTAGCTTTGAAGGGTATGGCAAAGGCCAAGCAAAAGGTTGGAGATAAAGTAAAATCACTTAAGGCATCTGTCAAAGGTAGTTACTGAGGGTAAGTTATGAGTATCTCAGTTGGAGATTTTGCAGAACAATTGATGGCTAGAGATGAATTAGCTTCTAAAGTAGCTTCATCACCAACCCCTTCTTTTCAATCACATCCTTCTTTTCATTCTGCGGACGTAACTCAACAAGCCCCTGATATATCTGATGTTGTTGTCCCTGATAATTTTGTGGAGAGACTTACTGAAAGTAAAGAAATAATTCTACCAGAAGAGACTTGTGTTGCAGAGGAATCTGAACCTGTATCCGAAATGACTGAGTTGAAAAGTTTGATTAATGAAGTTAGAGAATTACTGGCTGAAATGAAGAATACTTTAGTGGAGATGACAAGTGTTGGTATGATTGGCGTAAATCTAAGTGGGGATAATTGTCCTCCTCAATCTAAAAAGGATTCATACGATACTTTGATGAAAAAACTGAAGAAGAAAAGGCAAAATGTTAAATAATGATGACCTTGTTTAAAATTCTGGAAGGACGCGCAGAGTCAGGCCAAGGATCTAAGGCGGGAAGAGAGAAATATTCTTCTAAAAAAGGTGCCACTGAGAAGGGAGCGGTTAAAGCTAAAAAATCAAGGGTTAGAATTTATACTACTATAGCAGTAGCTTTACAACAGGGTAAGGTAGGAGAGATTTTTAGTACTAAAGGATCAGATAGAGTTTATGTAGTCTCCAAAGCTGATTGGGGTAAGAAGAGTAAGGGTAAGATTGCTAAAGGATTTACTCCGGGTAGTTCCACTCCCTCCTCTGATTTTAAAAGTGTTAAAGCTCATGCAGTTAGAACAATGCTCAAGCATGGTAGTGCTAAATCAGGCAGGTTAATGAAAAAATACGGTCCAGGTGCTGAAGATAAAATAAAAAACTCTAAGAAAGCAGTGAGGAGTAAGTAATGTTTATTACAGACACATTTATTATTGAAAATTTACAGATCATAGAGGAGTCCAAACGTAGTGGTACTATGAAAATTGCAGGTATTTTTCAAAGAGCAGATACTCCCAATCAAAATAATAGAATTTATGAAAAGCAGCTATTAGAAAGGGAGATGACGAGATTAGATGAAGCTATTAAAGAGAGAAGGTTGATGGGAGAGCTAGATCATCCTACTCAAGATGCAATTCTTCTTCATAATGTTTCTCATCTGGTTACTAAACTTAAGATGCGAGGGGGAGATATGATTGGGGAAGCGGAAATTCTTAATACTCCTTGTGGTCAAGTAGCACAAGCTCTTATCAAGGGGGGAGTAAAATTAGGTATTTCTTCCCGAGGTATGGGGTCTTTAAGTGAGTTGGCTGATGGGGTATCCGTGGTTAATGATGATTATAAGTTGGTTACATTTGATTTAGTTGCTGACCCATCTACCAAAGGAGCCTTCCCAGGACTGGTAAATGAAAATATTGATTCTAATTTTATTGAAAACACAGTTAAAGATACATATGACAAGGCTTTATCAGAGAAAATTTTTATAACGATGCTCAAAAATAAAATATACAAAAAATAAAAATTTTTTATCTTTTGTATACAACATCTGTAAATAACATAACGACTGGAGTTTATAACCATGACACAAAGTAAAGTAGAACAGGCACTCCCAATCGCAGAGTTACTCCCGGAGGGTTTATCGGAGGCTGCTATTAGTGAGATTGCCACCCTAGTTAATACTGTGATCTCGGAACAGGTTGAAACTAAAATTCGCCAATTAGAGGCGAAGGTTAAGGGTTTCATTCGTACCCGAGTTGACGAATTAAAAGATCAAGCTGTAAGAGAGCTTCACGAAGAAGATGAGACCATTAGAAATGCGTCCTTGTTTGAGTCAGTGAAGACCCTTATGGCATTGGAAATGAAGAAGGACGACGAAGATAATGCAATTTCTGATCTCGTCCACGAACAAAAAGAGTTTGAAGCAGAAGTAGATATCTTAACGGATGAACTCAGAAAATCATTTGAGGAAAACGAGAAGCTTAATACTTCAGTAACTGCTCTTTCAACGAAAGTTGACAAGCTTGAAGAAGACCGGACTAATCTATTAGAGGCAGTCGAAGTTTTAGAGGAATCTAAAGATAAGCCCTTTAAGTCTTCCGAAAAAGCGGTTATCATCGCAGAAGATGTTGATAAAAGGGAGGCAAGTAAACCTGTTCCTCAGGAACTTAATGACCTCTTAACCCCCGAGGTTATGAAGTTCATGCCTCAATCCAATTACAAGTAAGGAAAACACAATGTTAGAAGAAAATTCAAATTTATTAACTAAGTGGGACCCCGTACTTGAGGGAATTGACAACGAGTATACTCGTAAAGTAACCGCGCAACTTCTTGAGAACCAAGCCAAGTCCATTATCTCTGAAAAAGCAGGTAGAATGGATGAGGCAGATGCTCCAACGACAGTTGGTAAGCTTGGCACTTTCCAGAAGTTTGCGTTCCCTCTCGTCCGTCGTGTTTACCCACAACTTATCGCAAATAGCATCGTAGGCGTTCAGCCTATGGGTGGTCCAGTTTCTCAGATTTTCTATCTGGGTAACGACCGCGTTGCTGGTGCATGGGGTCGTACCGAGACTGTATATAGCAAGTATCGTTTGACCTATGGCGGAAATACGGCAAGTGCAGTGTTCCGTACTGCTAATGGCGTTCCAGCAGCAAACGTAGCTGCTAGTAATGATCCAAACTTTAGTGGAATCTTTGGTAACTTATCTGGTAGCCCATCAACTACAATGGGTGGTCAGATTGCTATGTGGCCTGATGCTTCAACCATTCTAGGATATGCAGTATCCTCTGGTGAAGCTCTTAGTGGTGATGAAATTCCTGAGATTAATATGCATGTCGAGCAACAGCCAGTTGTTGCACGTACGCGCAAGATGCGAGCCCTTTGGACATTAGAAGCGGCCCAAGACTTGCGTGCATATCATAACCTCAATCTTGAAAGTGAGCTAACAGATCTCCTTTCTAAGGAACTAACTCTAGAAATTGACCGCGAGTTGGTGGAAGATCTTCGTATGATTGCATATGACCCTTCTAACCTCACTGGTTGGAATCGTGATGCAATTGATATGGGTAATTCTAACAACTTTGGACAGACTGGTTCACTACAGACACCAATTTCACAAGCTCGACAAGCTGGGCAAGCTGGTGTAGCAGGTTTCGTTCCACAGGAATACCTGTATGATTTTGCCAATAACAATGCATTCAATCCTTCGGGCACAAATAGCAACGTTTACTTGGTTGATCTTTCTGGTACCTTTATGGCTCCAGCAGGTAAGTTTGCTGCTCAACACGTTGGTCAACTTTATTCCAACTTGCTTGCAGCAATCAACTTTGCAGCTAATGACATCTATAAGACAACTTTCCGTGGTCCAGGTAACTGGCTAGTCACTTCACCTCTTATTGGTGCCATGCTTGAGTCGGCTGCGAAGCTTGAAGGTGGTTTACCTACTAGTATGGGTCCAAGTCCTACCTCTATCTCGTATAAGGGTAAGTTTGCAGGTAAGTATGATCTTTATATTGATCCTATGTATCCTGAAGACGAAATCATGATTGGTTATAAGGGTTCTGGCCCAATGGATGCAGGGTTTGTTTACTGCCCATACATTCCACTCCAGCAACTCCCAACCATCACTGATCCTCAGACCTTCCAACCCAGGAAGGGAATCCTGACTCGTTATGGTAAGGCAGCAGTCGCACCAGAAGGAAGGTTCTATCGAATCATCCGACTGATCGGTGCTTCAGCTAACTTCCTATTCCAGCCAGGTCAGAAGGCTGCGCAGGGAGTGGCAGGTGGTAACACTGGTAACTGGGTAGGCGACTAATTAAAAATTAGTTAGGAAAGTATAAGGGGCCAGGAAATTAAGTTTCCTGGCCCCTTTGTTTTTACCTATATATTAACAGAAGGAATAACTTATGCCCATTAAACCTAACCTAGCGGCGTTTGGAAATAGTTTCACTCCCTATGCTGGATCAAACATCAATGATGGAGAAGAGCATACCAAAGGTGCTATTGATTATGAAAAACTTAATAACACCACCATGGCAGACGGTGTTGAGTTCTCCCATTTTGATGAAAATATAAAAGATTTTATTCTAGCTAGATTAGGCCACCCTGTTGTGAGAGTGGAACTTACTCCTTATCAAATTAAAACCTGTATAGATGAGGCAGTGGGGACAATGTATAATCATGCTCCATTGTTTGCTACTCAGTTTGCTACCTTTGATATAACTGCAAAGGTTAACATGTATGAACTGCCATCTTATATTCTAAATAACTTATCTTATGTGGTATACAAGAAGACTCTGTTATCTATTCAACAGAAAGCAGGGACCTTAGAATTTGACTTTTTTATTAAATACTTTCAAGACAATTATCTGTTTCAAAACTTTGGCATAGCAGACTTCTATCTTCTTCAACAGAATTTAGAGATGACTAGAAAAGTTTTAGGGCAGGAAGGAGCTTTCTCTGTAGTTAATAATAAATATTTACTTATAGTTCCTATGCCTCAAGTTTCTGGTCAATCAGTTATCGTGGTTTATAGAGCCTTAGATTCGGATACGCTTCATCCTGCTTATAGGAACTGGATTCAACTCTATGCATTGGCATGTGCTAAGGGAGCCTTGGGACAGATCAGAGGTAAGTACCAAACAGTACCTTCACCTGGAGGAGGAGCAAAGCTTAATGGAGATGCCTTAGTTAAAGAGAGCCAAGAAGAAAAAGAAAAGCTATTCCAGCGTCTCATAGATGAATTTGAAGAGCCAGCAAGGTTCTCCACATACTAATGGAAAATAAAAAGAATTTTAAGGTAGGAGTTACTCCTCCTCCTCTCCCTGAACTAGAGGATTCCAATGGTCAATTAAATTTCTTTGATCCTGGTAATCCAGATATTAATCTTTTCAATATTGTAGATGATGAGATGATTAAGATTTCAGGTTCGGAAATGTTATACTATCCTTATCTGCAAGGAGAAACTCAGTATGATGAGGTTTATATGGAAGCACGTAATAAACCTATAGCTAAAGAACCTATTTTAGTTTACGGACATTATGAACCTAAAGTTTTAGAAGAAAATCTAAGCCAATTTGGAATAGAGTTAACCAACGATCAGATTTTTATATTTAATAAAGCATACATGGAGCAACGAATTAGGGGTACTCTTAAGCCAGGGGATGTTCTTCAACCTAGATTCCAGAACATGCGATACGAAATTTTTGAAGTGCAGGAAGATAGTTTTGAAATTTATGGAGTATATCATTTAGTATGTTCTGCTAAACTCCTTAGGGATTCACCAGACGTGCAGGATACTCCTCTTACACAAGTTTCTGAGCCTCTCGGAAGACCTTATGCTGTTAAAACTATAGAGGAGACATACGATGACCTATAAAGTTAATATGTTGGAGACCACTTCTTCAGGTTCTATTCCAAGTTTTGCTACTCCTGCTCATCCACATCAATGGGCTAGAAACAAAATTGAATTAAGATCTAAATTATTTAATAATATTCCTTTATTTTATAGAGAATCTTTACGGTATATGATATCCAAGTTGGGTACACTGGGATATATTAATTCTGAAAATGAACTTGTAGGAATTTCGTGTATTCATGCTAATCCTGAAAGGACCATTGCAAAATTAAAACAAGAGAACAATATAATTCTTCCCATCATATCTATTCATCAGAATTCATCGGCTAATGCAGACATGAGGAGAAGGAATTCTCCAGTTTTAATTAATGAATCTTTTTGGAGCGAGGAGAAGCGAAGAGCATTTAGGGTGGTAGGGTTAGCCCCCCGCGCAGTTGATATAGAATATGGAATTAATATTTGGGCAAAATATAAAGGAAATTTAGATCAAATTGTAGAGCAAATACGATTACTCTTCAACCCCCACTTAGTTATTACAAATTCTTATACTAACACCGCTCATGCTTTCATCGAGGATGAAGCAGACACCTCTTCGTTTGAGGTTGCAGATAGGCAGGATAGGGTTATTCGCAGAACATTTACAATAAAACTGGAATGTTATATCCCTAATCCTAAATTTTTAATTACCTCTACAGGGGAGATAGAAGAATTTAATACTGAGACCACAATCTATTAAAAAAAATGGTAAAAAATTACTCTGAAGAGGGTACATATTATGAGAGAGATTATATGAAGCTTATTACAAATACAAGTTTACAGAGTTGGAGTATTCCTTTTAGTGCTGAAGACGGTACTAAAAGTATTTATTTGGTCCCCAAACAGACTATCAAAGTCCCTGCTTCATACATCAATGAATATGTGATTAGGTATCAAGAGAGAAGTCTAATTTCTATTAGGAACGCATAAGGAGAATTTAAATGCCAAATTTCGTAAGTCCAGGTGTATATGTTATTGAAAAAGACATTTCAGATTATCCACCCACCATTAATTCGTCTGTTGTAGGGATCGTAGGGTTTGCTTCCCGAGGTCCAATCGCAGGCGTGAGCAATGAAAAAGCTACTTTAATTACCAGTCAACAGCAACTAGTTGATACTTTCGGGGAACCCGCAGAGTATATTACAGGGCAAGGACTAGAGGGGGCTTTAGAAATTCTAGAATCTACCAATTCAATGCGTTATATCAGGTGTGCTGATTCAAATGTGCTGGAAGCTTCTGCTGCCGTACCATTGGGTGCATGTCCTGCTGTTTTTGTAAGCGGTACTCATACTAATCCAATTCCTCCCCTAAATGCGATTCATGAGCCTCTTACTGGAGCAAATATTGGGATGTCTTCAATAGGCAGTGCAGATGGGACGACTTCAGGTGTTAGATTTGTTGTAAGTGTATATGATCAGGCTCGTTCTACAATTGTAGATGCTAAAACTTATACTATTCCAAGTGGAACCATTGCTGTTTCTTCTTCGGCAGGAGCCAATACAATTCAAGGTCTTCAAAAGAAGATTGGTGGGGCTTTAGATGCTGATAAGTTTGGGGCTTTTGCAGACGCAAATACAGCTAATGCTTCTTCATTCTTAGTGGGAGCTGCGGCTGGATCTAAAGCTACATTTGCTATTACAATGGAAGTTCAACAGTTAGATAGTGCCTGGGTGGGGTGTAGTGGTCTTTATGCTTTAGATGCTAGTGGAACATTAATAGATGGTGGAGCCCCAGTTTCCTCAGTCACCGCTTCTGGTGTAAGTATTGAAACGTCTTCGGTTAGCTACCTAGTTAAAAGCCTTTGGGGTGGTGAAGGATACAATGCTGGTACTAAGGCTAATGGTGACACAAGTGGTGTCTCATTTGAAGTTGAAGTTAACGGTGCAGAAAATACAATAGAACAAGTAAATAACTTGGGAACTGCTGCTGAAGATTTCAAGGCTGGGATGACCTCGGCTTCGTTCTTGGAGGATGATATAGGTACCACATATGTAGGTCGCACTTCAGATTATGTGACAGCTAACTTTGCATCAGGAACTTATGATGATACTCTAAGTGTAACTGCCCTAACTTCATATGAGAAGCAGCTCACTAGTTTGGTAGGAACTGGTTGGGATGTAACTGGGTCTCAAGGA